TCCTTTCGTAAGAGGTAATTACAATGGCACAGACCACTTTTGCTGGCCCGATCAAATCTTTGGCGGGTTTTATAAATGCAGGCGTTAACACTACTGTTAGCCTAACTGCAGACACTTCGCTAACTGTTGCAGCTCACGCAGGTAAAATTCTGTTGTGCAACGATGCGGATGGAAAGTTTACACTTCCTTCGATTGTTACTACTGCTCCAACTGATCCTACGTCTCCTGATCAAGCTAATAATGTAGGTGCGTCTTTCTTTTTCTACATTGAAACTGCAGCCACAGATTTGGATATTTTGACGGACGGCACTGATAAGTTTAAAGGCGCTGCCATGGTCGCTGTTGATGACAGCACTAAAAAGGCATTTATTCCAGGAGCATCAAACGATGTGATGACTCTGAATGGTTCAACTAAAGGTGGTTTAGTCGGCAGTGTTGTTCAAGTAACGGCGATTGATGCTGCGACCTATCTCGTACACAATACTTTATTGCTTGGCTCCGGAACGATTGTTACGCCTTTTGCTGACGCATAAGAGTTATAACGATTATATTAGGGGGAAGGGTTCTTCCCCTTATAGGAGATAAGATATGGCAGATGCAGTTAGTACAACTGTTTTAAGTGACGGTACTCATAGGGCTGTTATACAAATAACAAACCTTAGTGACGGCACTGGCGAAGCAGCAGTTACAAAAGTAGACGTTAGTAGTTTGACTGCGAGAGCAGACGGCACAGCATGTTCAAGTGTTCGAATTGAAAAAGTAACACATTCCATAACAGGGTTTACTCAAGTACAGCTTCTGTGGAATGCATCGACGGACACAATTGCTTTAGCTTTAGCCGAAGCAAGTAATGGCCACATGGACTTTAGCGAGTTTGGAGGGTTATACAATACGGCAGGCAGTGGTAAAAATGGCGACATTAACTTAACTACGCTAGGTGCTGCGTCAAACGACACTTACGTTATTGTTCTTGACTTAATAAAGAATTACGGATAATGGCGACCTCTGGGACTAGGACGTTTACTTTAACTGCAGCCGATGCTATCGAAGAAGCATACGAACTAGCAGGTCTTGAATACCGTACCGGATATGACGGAGTAACGGCTAGACGGTCTATGAATATTATGTTCGCAGACTGGTCTAACCGAGGTATTCAGATTTGGGAAGTAGAGCAGGTTTCTCTTGACTTAGTTAAAGGGACAACTACTTACGACTTAAATCAGTACGACATTGATGTGCTAGATGCAGTAATTCGAAGAACGACTAATGGTATACAAACAGATTTTCAAATAGACCGTATAAATCGCGGGGATTATCTAGATATACCAAATAAAGAGACTCAAGCAAGAGTTACTCAATACTATGTTGAGAGAACGATAACTCCCAAACTATATGTTTGGCCTGCTCCTGAAAACTCTACGGATAAGTTTGTTTCTTATCGTTGGAAGCGTATCCAAGATATTTCTGCTTCCGTAGACGATGTTGACTTACCTAGTCGTTTTCTTCCGTGTTTAACTACAGGATTAGCTTTTAATCTAGCGTTGAAAAAGAACCCTGAAAAAGCAGGATTATTGCAGCCGTTGTATGAGCAGAATTTAGTTAACGCAATTAAGTACGATGACGATAGTTCATTACGGTTGGTTCCTAGACGGACATATCTCTAATGGCTTTTGCGGTAGGGAAGTATTCACACGCTGTTTGTGATCGCTGTGGTTTTAGGTATAAGTACCTTGATCTGCGTATGGAGTGGACAGGGTTTAAAGTTTGTTCAGAGTGTTATGAGCCTAAACATCCACAGTTAGATCCGCCACACCATCTAACTGATCCGCAAGCCCTGAGACAAGCAAGACCTGAAGTACCGTTACCGCAGTCTGAATTAGGACGAGTTTCTACAACTGGGCCTAGTAATACTACAGTCAGCGGAGTAAATGTTGGGGGACAACCTTTAGCGATAGTTGACCCAATAGGTACTAAGTTTGAAGGTGTTTTTGCAACAGGCGGCGTTGGACAAGTTGAGGTAGAAACAACATGAGTTTTACGTTAGCGACTTTAAAATCTACCGTACAGGATTACTGTGAAACTGCAGAAACAACTTTTGTTTCTGATTTAGATACGTTTATTAAAGAGGCTGAAGAACGAATTTTAAAGGCAGTAGAGCTGCCAGTCTTTAGAAAAAACGTAACAGGTTCTGCTTCTGCGAGTAATACCTATTTAAGTACGCCGGATGATTTTCTAGCACCTTACAGCTTGGCTGTGATTTCTAGCAACGTATACAGTTATCTACTATATAAGCACGTTTCTTTTATTAGAGATTATACTCCTAATCCCGCGACAACAGGGGTTCCTAAGTATTACGCTTTATTTGACGACAATTCGTTCATGTTAGCGCCTACTCCAGATCAAGGTTATTCATTTGAGCTACATTATAAATATCGCCCCGCTTCGCTAACAACGACTTCAGGTTCAGAAACGACATGGCTTTCTGATAATGCTCCCGATGCGATGCTATACGGCACTTTAGTTGAAGCAGCTACTTTTTTAAAAGTTCCTGAAGAAGTTGCGCAATATGAACAGCGTTTTGTACAAGCGGTTAACGGTCTTAAAAACTTAGGTCAGGGCTATGGTTCAAGAGATGAATACCGATATGATATTGCTAAGGGATAAGATAAAACATGCTGATTGAAGCGCCACAAATGGAAATAGGAAATGTACTCGTGACTACCACGGTGGACCGTGGACACGATCCGGCGTTCTGGGCACAATCTGCGGCAGACCGTATCGTAAGTGTAGGTAGCGGTTGCCACCCCGCAATAGCGCAGCAAGCGCAAGCATTTAAAGAGGCGGTTAGGGCTACGGCACTACACTGCATACAAGAGGCAATTAAAAGTGATAGAACCACTTTGATTGCTGAATTTGAACGTCAAGGCCATAAGGACATGGCAGACATAATTAGGAGTCTATAATGGCTATTTCGACTGCGATGTGTACGTCTTTCAAGAAAGAACTTATGGAAGCCAAGCACAATTTCCTGGCTAGTGGTGGCAACACCTTTAACTTGGCGCTGTATACAAGTAGTGCTTCTTTAGGCGCAGGTACTACCGCATACACGACATCTAACGAAGTATCTGGGACAGGATACACCGCTAAAGGTGCGGCTTTGACGAATGTAAACCCAACAACGTCTAGCACTACCGCGTTTACGGACTTCGCTGACCTTACGTTTAGTTCAAGCAGTATTACTGCAAGAGGCGCACTTATTTTTAATGACAGCGCGTCAGGCGACCCTGCTGTATGTGCGTTAGATTTTGGTGGCGATAAAACATCTAGTTCAGGTGACTTTACGATTCAGTTCCCAACAGCGGATGCGTCTAACGCCATTATCCGTATCGCATAACGGATAGTTCATGGCTAACATCAACGGCTGGGGCCGTGGTGGTTGGGGCGAAGGCGCGTGGGGATCTCCCCTACCTGTCGAAGTCACAGGCACCGCAGGAACGGGTGCAATTGGCTCCGTCACAGTTGTTGAGGGGGCTGGCGTTGCCGTATCTGTTACCGGCGTATCTGCTACAGGTGCTGTCGGCACAGTCACTGTTAGCACGGATGCAAATGCCTCTGTAACAGGCGTTGCCGGTACAGGCTCTGCTGGTTCAGTTTCTGTTGTTGAAGGAACTGGAGTTGATGTCTCTATTACAGGGGTATCTGCTACAGGTGCTATTGGCACTGTAAATGTCGATTTAGGTATAACTGTACTGCCCACAGGTGTTACAAGCACTGGTGCGGTAGGTACAGTCACTGTTAGTGCAGATGCCAATGTTTCTGTCACAGGTGTAGATGGAACAGGTGCTGTTGGCACTGTTGATGTTGATCCAGATGCCGTAGTCACAGGTGTTTCCGCAACAGGCGCGATTGGCTCAGTTACTGTTGTTGGTGTAGCTAATGTTTCTCCCACGGGTGTTTCAGGCACGGGGGCAGTAGGTTCAGTAGCCGTTGTCGAAGGCTCTGGGGTTGATGTTTCTGTTACAGGCGTATCTGGAACAGGCGCTGTTGGTTCAGTTACGGTTGCACTTGCCCCAACTATTACACTTACAGGTGTTTCTGCAACAGGCGCTATTGGCTCAGTAACTGTTGTTGAAGGGTCTGGTACATCGTTCGCAGTCACCGGAGTCTCTGGTACTGGCGCTGTCGGTGTTGTTGACGTTGATCCAGACGCCGTAGTTACAGGTGTTTCTGCAACAGGAGCTATTGGCACAGTCAGCGTTGTCGAAGGCTCTGGCACATCTTTCTCGGTTACTGGCGTTGAGGGAACAGGGGCTGTTGGTTCGGTCACTGTATCAGCGGTTAGAAATGTAACCGTCTCCATAACAGGCGTTGAAGCTACCGGCGGCATTGGTTCGGTCACCGTTGTTGAGGGAACGGGTGTTGCTGTTTCTATCACTGGTGTTGCGGCTACAGGCAGCGTTGGAACACTTACTGTAACAGGGGATGCAGATGTCGGCGTTACAGGTGTTGAAGGAACGAGTTCTGTTGGTTCCGTTACGGTTACTGAAGGTTCGGGTATTACCTTTTCTGTTACGGGAGTGGCAGGAACGGGATCTGTCGGAACGGTTACTGTATCGGCAGGCGCGATTGCTAGTGTTTCTGGCGTTTCTGGTACTGGAGCAATTGGTACAGTTACACTCGAAACTGATGCCAATGTTTCAGTCACTGGCGTTGAAGGCACGGCTGATGTTGGAACGGTTACAGCAAGTGCAAATGCAGATGTATCTGTCACAGGTGTTGCTGCTACTGGGGCCATTGGGACGGTCACTTTTGATGCAGACGCGAATGTACCTGTCACGGGCGTTGCTGGTACTTCGGCTGTCGGAACGGTTACGGTTGATACGTCAGGCAACACAACAGTTTCTGTTACGGGCGTCTCAGGCACTGGAGAGGTGGGCACAGCTACCGTTGCCGCAGCAGCTAATGCGGCTGTCACTGGCGTTCAAGGAACGGGTGAAGTCGGTGATGTAACCGTAGCTTTCGATATAACGGCATCTCCAACGGGAGTTTCGGGTACTGGGGCTGTTGGGGTTGTCGATGTTGACCCAGATGCGGTAGTCACCGGAGTTGTAGGTACTGGCGCAGTAGGTTCTGTAACCGTAATCGGTGCAGCAAATGTTAGTGCTACGGGCGTTGCTGGTACTGGGCAAATTGGAACAGCTTCGGTAGAGCAAGGTCTAGTTGTTCCCGTAACAGGAGTTGCGGGCACAGGTGAAGTTGGGTCAGTTACTGTTGCGTTTGATACAACAGCTTCTCCAACAGGGGTTTCAGCCACAGGTGAAGTTGGTAATGTAACCTTCATTGGAGGCGTAACCGTTGTACCGACAGGAGTTTCGGCAACGGGCGAAATAGGATACTTTAACGTCTGGGGGCTTGTAGATGACTCTCAAACGCCAAATTGGAATAATATAACGGACAGTCAGACACCCGGATGGTCTGAAGTGTCAGATAGTCAAACGCCGAATTGGACGGCGGTTACAGACACACAGACACCCGGATGGTCTGAAGTGTCGGATAGTCAAACCCCTAACTGGGATGAGGTAGCTTAGAGATGGCAACTTACGTTAACGATCTTAGATTAAAAGAAATTTCAACAGGCGATGAGTCAGGAACGTGGGGCACAAGCACAAACACCAACCTTGAGTTGATTGGTGAAGCCCTTGGATACGCGACTGAACAATCTTTCGGCTCAGATGCAGACGCTACTACTACTGTTGCTGACGGTGTTTCTGATCCTGCTCGCGCTATGTACTTTAAGGTTACCTCCGCAGGCAACTTGACAGCTACTAGAACGCTGACCATCGCACCCAACACTGTTTCTCGCGTTATGTTCATCGAGAACGCAACCTCTGGTTCGCAGTCTATTGCGATCAGCCAAGGCTCTGGCGCGAATGTAACGATTGCGACGGGCAAAACTGCGATTGTTTATTTGGATGGCGCAGGCTCTGGCGCTGCGGTAGTTGACGCTATGGCTGGGGTTGATCCCGGTGTGACGGATACGCTGGCGGAAGTTTTGACTGCTGGCAACACCACTGGCGGTACAAGCATGGTGATTTCGTCTGGCGATGATGTCACTTTTACAGGCGCTTCAGCGAACATCGTTTTTGATAGTTCCGACTCTGCGCTTGAGTTTGCCGACAACGCGAAGGCCATCTTCGGTGCTGGCTCTGACCTACAGATTTATCATGATGGGTTGAATAGCTATATCGTTGATGCAGGGACTGGTGATTTATATTTTAGGTCAGCATCTAATCTTTATATTGGCAACGCGGCTGGTACACAAAGCTATATCACGGCGACTGATGGCGGCGCTGTTGACCTTCGTTACAACGGTTCAGCCAAACTAGCCACCACGAACACAGGCATAGACGTTACTGGCACCGTTGTTAGCGATGGTTTGACTGTTGATGGAAATGCAGTAATAAACAACGGCACAAACGCTACGCTACAACTGCAAGCAACTGGCGGTAATGCTTATCAACTACGAACTGATGTAAATGATGTTTTCATTTATAACGCAACTGGCGCACGTCCTTTAGCAAAATTTGCTTTTGGCGGCGATGTCAGCTTCTACGAGGACACAGGCACAACGCCCAAGATGTTCTGGGATGCTTCTACGGAACGGTTAGGCATTGGTACTACCAGCCCAGCGTCTTTGCTAACAATTCAAGATGCCACGCCCGTTTTTGAAATTGATAGCACTACATCTTCAAACACAGCCACAATCCAGTTCACAAGCAGTGGCACTGTGGATAGCAAGATTACGCATGTCGGCAACACCGGAGTAATGACGATTGACTCAGGCCGTAACTCTTCTTGGGGCGGCAAGATTGCTTTCGTTACCGACACGGTAGAGCGTATGCGTATTGATAATTCAGGCAATGTCACTGTTCAAGCAGCAGGCGAGCTACGCATCCGTGACGATGGCACCTTCATCAAAGAAGACCAAGGCTTGCAAATTGGTAACACAAGTGGCACTGGCACGACGAGACCAATACGCTTTTTCACTGAAAGCGCAGAGCGTATGCGTATCGATTCTAGTGGTCATATCGGCATTAACGTTACTTCATCTTTAGACCAAAAGATAAATATGTCTGACACTGCTGACGTTGGCATAAAGATGACCAAGACAGGCTCAATCACAACTACAGTGAGAGCCGTTGGTGGAGCATTAGCATTTGGTGTTGACGGCAGTGCTGGCACCACAGAACGCATGCGTATCGACTCTAGTGGTCGGTTGGGAATTGGTACTAGCTCGCCTAGCAATAAATTGCATGTTACTTCAGCCTCTACAGGAAACATTGCATCATTCTTTGAAGCAAGCACAGGCAATACAAATCGCTTATATATAGGAGCAAATAGCGGCCTGTCTTATATAGATGCTACCGCAGGAGTAGGAAGTACGGCTTTAGGATTTAAAGTAGCTTCCACAGAACGTATGCGTATCGACTCATCAGGCCACATAACTAGCCTGCCAACCTATAACAACGGTTCGGCAAGTTCCGCAAACATGGTGGTGAATTCTAGTGGTTTATTCTTGCGCTCTGTTTCTTCAGCTAAATACAAGACAAACATTGAAGATGTGCAGGATGCTTACGTTGATTCTTTGTTAAACATCCGGCCTGTTTATTATCGGTCAACTCTGGAAAACGACAATACTGAGCACAGTCACTGGGGGTTCATTGCAGAAGAAGTTGCAGAAATTGACCCAAGGCTTGTTCACTACAAGACAGTTGATATTTCTTACAGCGATGACGGTGAGCGAGTAGAGACTGAACTTGAAACCCCAGAACCAGAGGGCGTCCAGTACGACAGGTTCGCGCCTTTGATGCTCAAATTAATACAAAAGCAACAAGCAACAATCACTGCGCTAGAAGCGCGTATCACACAACTGGAGAACAACTAATGGCTACATGGACAATAGCAACACTTGAACGAGACTTACAGGGCGACCTAGCGGGAGGCGTTATCGTTGCCCACTGGCGGGTAACTGAAGAAGAAACTGTGGGTGAGGAGACTTATAGTGCTTCATCCTATGGAACCTGTGGGTTTACCCCAGACCCTTCCTCAGAGGGATACATTGCCTATGATGACCTAACTGAAGCTGATGTCATTGGCTGGTGTCAGGGTGAATTAGATGTTGAGGCCATTGAAGCTGGTCTGACTGCAAGCATTGAAGAACAGAAGAACCCAACAACCGCTGATGGAGTGCCTTGGTAATGAGTGAAGAGCAAACAATCGTCATTAACGACGAAGAACATAACGTGTCTGAGTTGACTGTTGAAACCCAGATGCACGTTGCCCGTATCGCTGAGATTCGCCAAGAAATCGCACGTCTGCAAATGCAGATTAACGAGCGTCAGGTTGTGTTGAATGCTTACGGCGAAGCTATCGTCAATGCAGTTAAGCCTGCTGAAGACGAAGAGCCAGAAGCGGAAGTGGTGCAGTAGACTATGGACGTGGGTTCGGTAAGCGGATCTGCTCAAGTAAGTTGGAAACAGATCGCTGTTGAAAAGCAAGAGCGTCTGCGTACAGGCGCAGAAGGCGAACCCGTGAAAGAGATGGTGGAGACAGTAATGCCTACCTTGTATACCCAGAAAGGTAACAAGATTGAGGCTACAGCACTTGCTCCAACACAAAGGGTAGATATCTCAGTCTAAGAAGAAAGGAGCTAAGTAGTCATGGATTTACTTACAATAATCAATACGGTTACAACGATTGTCACTATCGCATCGTTGATTGCTGCAAGCACCCCGACACCCAAAGATGATGAGTGGATCGCAAAGCTGTATAGCTTCATTGATTTGCTTGCCATCAACATAGGTAAGGCTAAAGACAAGTGACACCCACTGAAAAAGCTATAGCAAAGATTGAAGCGCATGAGAAAGAGTGCGCTATACGCTACCAAGGCATTGAGCAGCGCCTCCAAGACGGGAGTAAGCGGTTTGATCGCCTTGAGCTAATGATTTGGGGCGTATATGTCACGGTGGTTGTTGCAGTAGCTTTACCGCAGTTTATGGCCTAACCATGATTGGTGAAATCGCGGCTATCGTGGCTGGCGTAAATGCTGCTACCAGTGCGATAAAACAGGTCGCTGAGACCACCAACGACATCTCCAGTATTTCCAGTTTCTTATCGACTCTTGGCGGTGCCGAAGTTGAGCTTCAACGTGCCCAGAATGAGGGTAAGCTGTCAGAAGCTGATGCTGTAAAAGCCGCTTTAGCAAAGAAACAGATCCAAGAGACCATGCGTGAGATCAAGGACATGTTCACCGTCTCTGGGAACGGGGATCTGTACCAAGAAGCGATGACCGCTATGGCTGAAGCTCGAAAAGCTAAACAACAAGAACTAGCAAGAAAAGCCGCTGCCAAGAAAAAGTTCTGGAAGGATGTCAGAGAGATAGGGGCGGTTTTACTGGTTCTGCTTATTCTTCTCCCCTTGACCTTGGCTGTTTTATTAACTTGGTTGACTAGGTGATGATGGCTTTCCTGCTTGTTGTGGTTGTAAACGGTGAGCCAATTCCTGACCAGTTCTACTTTCGTGATATTACGCGGTGTAATACGTTTGCTTATTATGTAAGCACCGGCAAGACCCAGATCAATCGAAACTACCAGATGCAAGAAAACATAACGGCTTATTGCATACCGAAGCGGGTGCCAGCCAACACACGGACATGGGACTAAATTATGACCAGAGAAATCTCATCAATCAGCCGCGTAGGGACTACAGAACCTTTTGAACTACAGGTAAAGCGAGGTCAAGTCGGTTGGCATTACGCTATCTTCAAGTTTGGGTTTAACCCAGATGTTGATGACAGCTTAGAGACCGTATGGGCTGAAGGCGGACTGTATAGCTACATCGAAACCGCTACGGTGTTAAAAGTATCCAGTTCTTCTACAAACGATACATCAGCAGGCACAGGTGCGCGTACCGTTACCTTATCTGGACTAGATGCTAACTACGCAGAAATCAGTGAGACGGTGACGCTGAACGGTCAAACAGCGGTCAACACCACAAATACTTATATCCGTATCAACCGCATGGTGGTCAACACTGCCGGTTCTGGTGGGCAAAACGCAGGTGTTATTTATGCAGGTGACGGCACTGTTTCAAGCGGAGTTCCTGCTGATAAATACGCAACGATTGCAGCAGGTGATAACCAGAGTCTAATGGGGTTGTGGACGGTTCCCGCAGACCATACGGCGTACCTACTCCAAAAAGATATTACTGCCGCTACGGCGCAAAACAACAAATATGCAACCATTCATTTGGTTGCACGACCTTTTGGTGAGGTATTTCAAACTAAGGACAAGCACGTTATTGATAATGGCGTTCTGCATCAGGCTTACAGTATTCCGCTCAAGTTTGAAGAAAAAACAGACATAGAGGTTCGCTGCATTGGAGATTCTTCTGGTGCAAACATAGCGGTATCGGCAGGTTTAGACATCATCTACATACGAAACGGTGACTCCCTGTGAACGCAAAATGGCTAGAGGAAGGCAGCGAGTACGCCGAATACGATGCGGACGGGGACGGTGTTGTCACAGATGAAGAGCTAAACACCAGCAAGGAACTGCAAGAGCTACGTCTACAGCATGAACGTGCGGATGCTCAACGAGCTATGAGTTGGTTCGCCTTGTGGGGAATGCTGCTGTACCCGTCATTAGTCGTTGCATCGGAGCTTTTTGGTCTTTCTCAAGCCGCAACGATATTAGGTGATATGGCCGCAGTCTACTTCGTATCCGTTGCGGGTATACTTGCAGCCTTCTTTGGCGCACAAGCGTGGTCGAATAGGAAATAAACATGAGTTTAGTTGCACAGTTAGTCGGGCCAGTTACAGGGCTGTTAGACAAGTTCATAGAGGACAAGGATCAAAAGAACGCCTTGGCTCATGAGATTGCCACGATGTCCGAGAAACACGCTCACGAGGCGCTAAAGGGCCAGCTTGAAATCAATAAGATGGAAGCTGCACATAAGTCGTTATTTGTTGCTGGGTGGAGACCTTGCATCGGCTGGATATGCGCCCTTGGCCTGCTGTACAACACCATAATTGCCAACATCCTTGGTATTTGGTTCGCAGTGCCGGAAGTAGATACAACGCTGCTTGTGCCCGTTATGATGGGGATGTTGGGCTTGGGCGCTATGCGCTCCTACGAAAAGGTTAACTCTGTCGCACGGGAGAAGTAATGGGCGAGCTAATTGAAATGGTTAAGCGCCATGAAGGCGTCAAATCCCATGTTTACAAATGTACTCAGGGCTTTGAAACCATAGGCGTAGGCCGAAATATATCCGAGTCTGGGCTGGGCTTGTCGCAAGATGAAATTGATTACTTGCTACACAATGACCTAGAGCGTTGTCACCAAGAGTTGCAAGATGCGTATTACTGGTACGGTGGGCTGAACAAAGCTCGACGGGACGCCATGGTTGATATGTGTTTCAATCTAGGTATTACACGATTGCGTGGGTTTGTTAATGCTCTGGAAGCTATGTCTCGTGAGCAGTTCGACATTGCCGCTGATGAGTTTATGGACAGCCGTTGGGCCAAACAAGTAGGTCGAAGAGCCGAAGAAGTTACTGAAATGATAAGGACTGGGGAGTATCGCTAATGCCTTTGCAGAAGTTTATCTTCAATCCAGGAATCAACAAAGAAGGCACCGACTATTCAGCGGAGGGCGGCTGGTTTGACGCTAATCTAGTACGGTTTCGTCAGGGGCTTCCAGAAAAGATTGGCGGCTGGGTAAAGTATATTCAGTCTTCTTTTACAGGGACAGGTAGAAAGTTACATGGCTGGGTAGCTTTAGACGGTACTAAAATCCTAGGCATAGGAACAACGTCTAAATTGTATTGGCAGCAGGGCGCGGCGTACAACGACATTACTCCTCTTCGAGAAACTACCGCTGCAGGAGACGTTACTTTTTCTGCAACCAATGGTTCTTCTACTATCACAGTTACTGATACAGCTAACGGGGTGGTTTTGAATGATTTTGTTACGTTTTCCGGAGCAGCTTCGTTAGGCGGCAATATTACAGCAGCTGTTTTAAACCAAGAGTATCAAGTCGCTTCTGTAGTAACTACCAATTCTTATACAGTGGAGGCTAAAGACACCTCTGGAGCAGCCGTAACAGCTAATTCTTCGGACACTGGTAATGGTGGATCCTCCACAGTAGGCGCGTACCAAATTAACGTCGGCTTAGATGTTTTTGTAGCCGGTGCTGGCTACGGTGTTAATGCATGGGGTAGCGGTTCTTGGGGTTCAAGTAGCTCACTATCGTCCACTAATCAGCTACGTTTGTGGTCAATGGATAATTTTGGTGAAGACCTAATTTCCAATGTGCGAGCAGGCGGTGTTTTTTACTGGGATTTTTCTACCTCTACTCAGCGAGCTAAAGCTCTTAAAGACATCGTAGGAGCTAATCTTGCACCTACAGTTGGGCTACAAGTTTTAGTTTCTGATGTTGATAGACATGTTGTTTTATTAGGTGCAGACCCAATAGAAAACGGCAGTAGGTCTGAGGTAATAGATCCGCTACTTATTGCATTTTCAGATCAAGAAAACCCGTTTGATTGGGAGCCACGCGCTACAAATACTGCGGGTTCGTTACGATGTTCAGCAGGCTCAGAGATTATTGGTGGGTTACGAGCTAGACAGGAAACGCTCGTATGGACTGACGTAGCAATGTATAGCTTACAGTTTATTGGCCCTCCAAATACGTTTGGTCTTACTCTTATTAACGAAGGCGTAAGTTTGATCAGTCCGAATGCTGCGGTAAACACTCCTAACGGTGTTTTTTGGATGGATAAGAAAGGCTTTTATACTTACAACGGAGCTGTACAACCCGTACCGTGTAGTGTCCATTCTTATGTCTTTGACAATTTAAACGTCGGTCAAGCCTTCCAAGTATTTGGATTCGTAAATAAGCAGTTTGACGAGGTTGGTTGGTTTTATTGTTCTGGAACTAGCACTGAGCCAGATAGCTATGTTAGTTACAACTACATCGAACAATCATGGTCTATTGGACAGCTTTCTCGCACCGCATGGTTAGACGAAGGAATCGAGTCTTTTCCTCGGGCTACTGGTAAATATAGCTCTACTTCTTACGTTTATTCCCACGAATCAGGGAACGATGATGACGGGGTTCCTATGGATAACGTCTTTATTGAAAGTGCTGATTTCGATATTGGGGAAGGAGACCAGTTCCAATTTATTCGTAGATGTATCCCAGACGTTAAGTTTACGGGTAATTCCGGCAGTACGCAGGCGATTAACTTCGTGTTAAAGGCTCGTAATTATCCTGGAGATTCCCTTACGACGGATATAACGTCTTCCTTTACCGGAAGTACGACTAAAATAGATACCCGCGCTAGGGGCCGACAAGCGGCGGTACGCTTCGAATCTGACGATGACGGAGAAATGGGAGATCGTTTAGGAGTAGGGTTTATAATTGGTGCAACTCGTTTAGAAATACAGCCTAACGGTAGACGGTAATGGCTAGAATTCTTAACGGAAGATTGCCTGTTGTTAACCAAGATCCGGTAGATAGTGGAGCTTTTAACAGGGCTATGCGGGTGTTGGAGCTTGGTTTAGGGTCGTTCGATCCTACAGCAACCCCGCAATACACCAGCTCTAATAGAGACGAGCTAAGTTTTGCGGTAGGCGATATTATTTGGAATACTACAGAAGAGGTTCTTCAAGTATATTTGGGCAATTCTTGGCAGAATATTTCAACGCCAAGCACCTCTGGACTGAGCGCAACAGGGAGCGTAGGTACAGTTCAGGTTGTTACTAACGGCAACATTACGGTAGCGGTGACTTAATGGCTAGTATTTACAACGATGACCAACGTCAATCTTTAATAAATTCGATGACTAATCCTGAATCCAATGCCACTAAATTTGTAGAACAGGGCGAAGATATCGGGCTACCTCGCGACGTTACGATGGATATTCTTAACCGTTACGCGACTTATGGCGCGAATACGGGAATCGGGAATCTTGGTGGCGAACGATTAGTTAACGCTCTTAATGACGAATACCGTAAACGTGTTGATGAGCCGTTACAAAGTAATCCTCCAGAAATGCTTTACGGAGGGTTTACAGCTATAGCAGATATCCTAGCGAACCTTGGTTCGTCTGCTATACAGGGGATAGGAAATGTCGGTAGTAGTATCGCGGATGTTTTTACCAGCGGTGGGGCGGAAGCTGCCAGTGGGGCAGCAGACGCTTCTGCCACTGCAATCGAAGCAGTAAACTCTCCCGTAACTATAAGTTCCGAAGGAACACGAACAGCTGGAGAAGGTTTAGGAGAGGTTACTTTAGATGTTGCTGCTCCAGATTTAGCGAGCGTTGACCCAAGTCCTGATCCGACTCGCTTAGAAAAGTTTCAAAAGTATTTAGACGAAAACCCATTAGTTGCTAAACAGCTTATGGCTTCAGGACAAGATATTGGTAAAGTTCTTGGCCAAGCTCTTGGTGGTGGCGGTAAACGTGAAAGTAGAGTTCCTGTTCGCGCTCCGCGCCCTAGGTTTCAGCCAGGAGCTATCCGCAGCCAACGTATTGGCATGGAAGATGGCGGGAGTGTACTAGGCCGTAAATTGTTTTTAGAAGGCGGCGAAGTTGACGGGCCTGGAGGCCCAAAAGAAGACCTAGTACCAATATGGGCGAGCGATAAAGAATACGTTGTTTCACATCAAGGCGTAAAGAATATGGGCGGTGGTGATTTCGATAAAGGAATCGCGGCTCTTGATAAGGTTAACTTTGGTAAATAATTATGAGTGAAAACGATACCGCGTATAGTTATCAGGCTCCCGATCAAAATATCTATGACCTTCTTATGGGGTCGCGGGGTCGATTTGGCCTCATGCCTCAAGTTGAAGCGTATTATCGTAGTCAACTTGAAAATCTAGGTGGGCCAGATACTAACCCATTTACCTATACTGGAGAACGTATTGCGGGATTCTCTCCTAGAGAAGAATATGCAATGGAACTTGCTGATCAAGGTATCGGTGCATACGCCCCGTATCTTTCTCGCGCAAAAGGGTTGACCGAAGAAGCGTTAGCTACGATGGCAGGCGGTAGCGCAGAAGCTAAAGCCGCACTACTTCGTGCACAACAACAAGGTGAAGATTATACTCGTACAGGATTACAACAAGGAACTGATTTCCTTGGTCGAAGTATAGATAAAACGTCCGAAGCAGAACAAGGACTTATGGGTCGTCTTGGTCAAGCGGAAGGCTCTTTTCGTGAGGCAGAGCGAGAAGGGTTAGATTACGCTTCTGAAGCAGAACGCATCGCTCGCGAAGGTCAAGCAATAACCGATCCTTTTTATAAAGAAGGTATTGCAGGAGTACGACAAGGTCGCGAAGCAGAAATAAGTGGTTTAAGTGCCGCTGACCAAGCTGCCCGTCGAGGCGTATCTGCCCAGAGTCCGTATTTAGAAGAAGCTCTGCAACAAACTCGCGCAAGCACTGCCGGATTCGACCCGTCTTCTGTTTCTTCGTATATGGATCCATATGAAGATGCAGTTGTACAACAGACCATTAAAGATATTCAAAAGGGACAATCTCAAAGCGATATCGCTAGGCGAGCTAGTGAAATTGGTTCAGGAGCGTTTGGTGGTTCCCGTAGTCGATTAGGGCAAGAAGAATCCGATATAGCCGCGAACCGTGGGATGATGGAAGCTGTTGGCGCATTGCGTAGCCAAGGCTATCAAAGTGCTCGTGACGCTGCGATGGGAGAGTTTGGTAGGGCTAGAGCCGCTGAAGCAGGCGCGGCAGGTATGACGGCTGGCTTAGGTGCGCAGGCAGGAGGCGCGGAGTCAGGATTAGCCCAGCTACTAGCGGGAACCGCTGGTCAACGAGGTTCAGCTTACCGTGGTTCCGGAGCTGAGATTGCTGGATTAGGCGGGGCGATGGGCGGAAGCCGAGAGCGTCTCGCAGGCACTGTCGGTGCTTTAGGTTCTCAACGGTCTGGTTATCGCTCGGGGCTAGGTACTAACCTGAGTAATATCGGTCAAACTGGTTACGGTGCTAAAATGGGTACAGCAGGCGCGTTGTCGGGAGCTGGCTCAGAACTATACGGTATGGGTACGGGCGCAGGACGACAGTTTTACGATATGGGCGCAGGAGCTTCATCAGGATTAGCTGGTTTAGCTGGACAATTATCCGGAGCGCAAACAGGGGCTGCTGGCGCTTATCAGGGTCTGGCTGGCGCTGAACAAGGTTTCCGTCAAGGCGATATCGGTTCGATGATGAATATCGGTGCGATGAATCGCGCTAGAAACCAAGCTGGTTTAGATTTAAATTATCAAAACTTTGTTGGGCAATATAATATGCCGCAACAGTTAATGTCCGGTTACGCAAACTTCTTAACTGGCGCTGGCCCGTTAGCTGGTGGTACAGGATATTCTGGAACCACGCAAGCAACGCCGTTTAGCGGATATGGAACAGCTACAGGAAGTAATTTCTCGTATCCTGCTTACGGAATGCAGGACGGCGGTCGCGTTATACCTCAAGGTAATAAAGGATTAGCGGCGTTATCGCGAAAAGCACCTGAAGTAGTACGCAAGATGGGGTTTACTCCAGCTAAGAAAAACATGGGCGGAGTTGTTAATCCTCGATTCCCGATGGCATCCCGTAAATTAGGGGCATAACGTGGCGAATAATTTTGGTTTTAATATCGGTGGTGGCGGTGGTGGTATTGCTAATTTAGTTCAAGCCCCTAAAGTTACGCCTGTTCGTACTCAGCAGTTTGCGCCTACGCCCCGACGTAGCGTACAACGTGACGAAAAAGATCCTAAAAAACAGATCCTTGGTGCGTTGTTAGGCGCATCCTCTCCGTTTTTAGCTGAAGCGGGACTCGCGGGTCTTGCAAAAATCCCAGGTTTGGAAGATAAAATCTTCAAACCCGAATTTGATGTTCGAGATGAGTTTGGAATAAGTTCCCCGACTACCGGAACAACGCTTGCTACAGACCCTTATTCTGCAGAGCAAACAAAACTTCGCCAAAGAGTTGACGCCGCACTACCTTCGACTAGACTCCCTCGTCAAAAAACATTACTTGGTAAAGGTTTAGGTGAGTTACTTACTTACGCCCCCGCGATAGCTATGGCAGGCGATGAGGATGACGGAGGTGTTTCCGCATATATTTCCGCTGCTCAGTCTGGTAAAAAGCTAGAAGGCGCGTTAGACGAGCAGCGTCTTAAAGCCTATTTAGATAGAGAAACGAAACGTGGTGAGAAACTTACCGATATAGGTGATTTTACCCGTAAGGTTTCATATAGCGCGGTACTGCAAGACGATGGTACGTTTGCACCTATTAAACGTACTGCTTTAATCTCTCCTGATAAATCTACCCGCTATGTTCTCAGTCAAGGGGATGCGGCGGTTGATTTCGTTATTGGGGAAGATGGTTCACAAGTACCTGTTCCTAAAGGGCAATACTTTATTCGTGAATCGCTTACTTTAGACGATACAGATCCAGGAAAACCGGAAGATGTAAAATTATTTGACACTAACAGTGGACAGATTGCCTACGGAACTGTGCAGTATGCTCAAACTCCTTCAGGTCGCGAAGCTCGTATTTTACTTCGAGATCCTCGTAACCGTCGAGGCGATGACAAACAAACGACAGCTGAATCATTAAGAGAAGAGTTCGGTGATAATTGGGTTCCGTATGATCAAGAACTCGCGCAGTTAGAGGCACGTGAAAAAGGTGATCCGCAACTATATAAAAAATTCGACGCAAGAATGGATCGTGAAGTATCTACGTTTGAAGTAGCTAATATCGCGTCTACGATTATCCCTATTGCAATGCAAGCAGAAGAAAAACCTGAGCTTTTAACTAACGTCGGCGCACTTCCTGGATTTTTTGATCAAGTTCGTAAAGAAATAAATTCTGTCTACAATATATTTAACGCTTCAGGGAATCCTGTTCGTAATGTAATTTACGATAGTGCTGCAGATGCGCAATCTGCAGCGAGCATGAGTAATCTTTTATTGGCTGCAAATAACTTTAGTCAAATCCAAAGCAACTCTAGTGCAACGCAAGCAGATATAGACGCTGCTAAAGATCAGTTGGTTTCTGCATTAAAAGTCGTTCAAGACAGAGCTAAAGAACAAGGGGCGACTGGTTCATTCATTAATATGAATCTAGAGGGAGCAGGGTTCCAAGATCTTATTGAAAAGCGAGGTCTATTAGCTGCGGGTCAATTACGGCTTGCTTACGCTGCTGCAGCAGCAGATGGCCAAACAGGTACTTCTTTATCCGATAGAGACGTTACAAACTTCCTTTCTCAGTTAGGTTTTGGCGATACTAACGCTAAACTTATCGGTAAAAAGATGACTAATTTCGTTGTTAATCGTTTTCAAATGTTCGATGAACGAGAGTTTAGAAATCTGTCTAATAACGCTAGAAACCACTCAGAAATAGACGTTAGAGAAACTAATGATTATTTATCAGGCACGTTCGGAGTAAGTCGTTCTGATTTAAACGCGCTCCGAGATCCTGAACGCTCTCAAGAAGATAAAGAAGATATTGCTTCTAAAATTCAAGAGCGCATTGCAATGGTTAGTCGAGGTACAGCCGCACCTGACTTTGTATACGATAGGGAAAACCAGCGGATCCGCTATGTTCCGATTTTAGAAAGATTAAAAGGCCGAGAACTTTTATATAACCGTTATATGCAAGATATTTTCCCACATTACGGTATTACTGAAGATCAGATTAACTTGGTTGGCGAAAGCGATATTGACCTTGGGTCAACTGGTCGTAGACCTACTAAGTCTCGTCCCCAAGCCGAACTCAGGATTCGTCAATGAGCACTAATCCAAACATTCAAGTTTTACCCGATTATTTAAAAACACCTGAATTTGATGAATTTAAGTCAACTCTTATTGAAGAGGGCGTGGGAGATTTTTCAATCGGTGAAATTTTCGAAAACGACCCTATTCGTTTAAATAGATATTTGCAATCGGAATATTTACAACAAAAAGCGGAACAAGGCGACGAACAAGCTCTTGCACTTGTAGACGATGACGATAAAGAAATAACTAATGCAGTAAACACTTATTTACGGCGTTATTTACCGCTGGACGATGTAGAACAAATTCGATTAAGTCTAGATACGCCACCGAGACCTGTTGCTTTAGGTAGAGAGGAAGGTCTACCAATAGATATAACTACGAGCTTTGGACAAACTCCTTCAGACTACAGTCGTTTAACTGAAAATGTACTGACCAGTGAAGAAGATCGTCAAAACTTAGCTTCATTGGGTATAGACCCAGATGTAGTTTATCAGGGCGACCAGAGTTTTTACGAAAAATATATGGAAGGCCAGTTTCCCACTGGTTCTATTGATAAAGACTCTCCTTGGCGTGTTAAAGCGTTTTTCTTCCCGATTAATATGACGCCGTTCGAAGCTGAAAAGTTATTAGAGCAAGAATCACCTAACGCTGAATTTAGATATATCAATCCTCGCGATAAAAGTATGGGACTTGCGATCCGTGATGAGTCTACTAACGGCAGGTTCGTACCTTTACGTCCTCAGTTTGGTTTAGAAGCTGGAACAGAAGGATTAATTACAGGATTAGGGCAGGAGATGGGTGCTCTAGTTACTGAAGCTATCGGATTAAAAGGTTTAGGTAAATTAATCGGTGAAGGTGTCGAACAAACGACGCTTAGTCGTAAAGCCGGACGTGGAGCAGGCACAGTTGCACTTGCTGGTTTTTCCGCAGGGATGGGAAGATTTGCACAATTAGCTTACGGTAATGCTCAAGGTATTAATGACGTATCTATCGAACGAGCTTTCCAAGATGCAGGGTTAGCGGCTGTTTTAGGCGGGGCTGGCGCAGCTGTTGTTGGTACGGCAATGGCAACAGTAGGTCAGGTTTGGAAAACTATAACAGGCTCTAATATCCCGCAGCCAGTAATAGATAGATTACAAGCGTCTATCGCTAAAATTAAAACAAAAGGAACTGGCGAAGAGTTTACCTCTGAAGAATTAGCGGAAAGAACTCGGCAGGCGGCTCTTACAGTGGGGGACTCAGTAGCAGAGTATCGCCCAACAGCAGGGGAACTTACTCAAGACGATTTCTTAAAATCATTAGAGATAGAATTGTTTTCGCAACTATCTACTACTGCTAAGGGCAGACAAGCCTACGAAGACATTGTTAATAATAACGCTAATGCTGCATTTAACTTTTGGCAGGAGCTTACTGAAAACGCCCCTGAACTAAAGGGTATTTCATATACAGATTTTCGTGAGTTTTTAAAGAAACAACAAGACGATTACGCAGCACAGGCTGCGGAAGCTGCGAAACTCAAGATCCGCGATATTGAAGAAGGGGCAAAACTAGACGAAGTTTTACCTGAACAACCTCCTGAACAGATGCTTACGATTGATGAGCTAGGTTCTACGTTTACGAGAGACCAAGAATCAGGAAGTTTGATTTTTAAACGTAACAGTCCTGAATTTTTAGCTCAGTCCGACGAAGCGTATAACGCTGCAAAAGATTCAGTAGCTAGGGAAATAGATGCGTTATCAGGTCTTAAATACGATCGTAAAACTGATTCAGCAACGCAAATAATCCCAGCTTTCCGTGAAGCGTTTAATGCTGGCGAAGATAAAGACGCGATTATGCGTACTTTAGGCGAAGTTGAAGCGTCGGATGTAATTAAAAGTATGATCCCGATGCGAGATGGGGTCAGTATTCTTAAACAACTACTTGGCGTAACTGTTGATGATCAAGGTAAGTTTTTAAAACAAGCTGATTTAGATTTCGGGCAGTTAGCAGGAATGCAAAACGCACTAAATAGCTTGTTTATGGAAAGCTCTGACCGAGGAGTTAGAGAAGTAGCTATGAACTTGCGCGATGCTGTAGAAGCGCAAATAGATGATTTAATTACTTTTCAAGCGCGTAAGCAATTAGCAGCTGAAGGGGTCGAAGCTCCTACTCCTAAAGTGCTGGGAGAAAAAGTCCAGGAAATAGCTGGCCCATTAATTGAAGCCCAAGCTGGGTTACGTCAGGCTAATCAAGCGATTGAACGAAGATTTATTCGTGAACTGGTAGATAAAGAACCTTCGGAAATAGCCGATTTCGTTTTATCGTCTAGCCCTAAGCAAATTACTCAGCTATTAGATCAGATCTATCAGCTACCTGATTCTATCGTCCGTATGCAAAACTTACGTCAACTAGTTGTTGAAAATATGCGTAAGTCTATGGGCGACTTGCCGTTGGCAGAACAAAATAAAGCCTATGCTAAATTTTTAGAAAAGAACGCTGATCAACTAGAGGCGTTATTCCCTGAAGCTCAGTTTTTAAAGCTAACTAATTTTCAAGAAGTTCAAGAGCAGGCTCTAAAAGATATTGCTGAAACGGCTGAAACATTAGCGGAGTTAGAAAAGAAATTAGGTAAGCCTCCCGCTGAATTTATTAGCGACTTTTTATTGCAGGGACGTAGCGCACGATTGACTGGTGCAGCAGAGATGTCTCGTCGGGAGTTTGGAGAATTAATCAAACAAAACCCAGAACTACAACCCTATGTTACGGCACTAACTAGAGACTTTTTCCAAAAGAACTTTGAGACGACTAGAACCGCAGGAGACACGATGTTTTCTGGAGGGTTAGACGTAAACCGTTTTATTGATTTTGTTCAAAGTGGCGTAAGAAGTGGTCAAGAAGGTAGTTCCGAATTAGGACAAATTTTTAGCCCTCTACTTGGTAAAGAAGAAGGACAGAAGTTTGCTAAAAACTTGCGGATGTTAGCACAAATTTTAGATCGTGGGGTGCGGAGATCAGCACGAAGTCCTATGTCTCAAGGCCCAGCAGCTAACCAGACGATAGATGATTTTTTACAAGAAATGTCGTTTGCACAGCGAATCCTTATTCCTCCACTGACGCAAACAGGACGACGAGTTACTGCTTTAATGATGGGTTATCGTGATCAAGCGAAAAGTGACCTGTTAGAAGTTTTAGCTGATCCAACTAAACTTGACATACTTCTTAAAAACAGAGCAGATCAAATTTCTCGTCGAGATTTTTACAAGTTTCTTGGCGCGTTAGCCGTAGCTAGAGAAGTAGATATTGGCACTGAAACTAGTGAAGATACATATGACAGGGCGATAAAAGGATTGCAAGGGCCAGTAGAAGGTATCGCTGACCTATTCTCAAGGATGTTTGACGATGAAGATTAAGATATTCGAGCCACCGTTACCTTCATTAGACGTTGAGCAGATGTCCAACGGCGGTGAAGTCGAACCTCCTAAAATGTTCGGTGGCGGTAATCTTGGTAATTTTAGTATCAATGTCGACCCTGACCGTATTGCCGCGTATATGGCAAACAATCCGATAGTTGCGGATACAGTTAGTGAGAGTCCTGCTGCGACAGCTGCCGAAACTGTGTATCCTGTTGGCGATTTCGGCCCTTCAGCTTCTGAAGCACTGGGCTTTAATGTTGAGCAAGGTGCATACGGTAACGATTATGCTCAATACGATCGCGGGGATTACGTTCGTTCACAAGATCCAGAAGCCGCGAGACAGCGAGCAGAAGCCGCGAGAAAAGCTGCTGAAGAACGCGCTGCTAAAGCAGAAGCTGATAGGGCTGCGGAAGCAGAAGCCGCTGCCGCTAGGGCTGCGGAAGCAGAAGCAGAATTTGCCAGACGACTAGCTAATGCCGAATTAAGTTCGCAAGAAATTCAAGAACTTATCGCAGGTGGGATGCTTAACGAAGAGCAAGTCCTCTCAATTATTCAAAACTATCAACTTAGTGAAGATCAATTAGCTCAGTTGTACACCCAAGGCTTACTTACTGAAGAGCAGATTCGAGAGATTATCGAAGGCGAAGTTGCTGCTCAGTCCGATGAAGAGCCTAGCGCCCAAGAAACCGCTGCCGCCGCAGGTTTAACACAAGAACAAGTTCAAGACTTAATTAACGAAGGCAGACTTACCGAAGATCAGGTTTCTGAGTTAATTTCTAGTCAATTAAGTGATTACAATCCGAATGTTGATCTGTCTGGTTACCTTACTGCTGACGATTTATCAGGGTATGCAACACAAGAACAGGTGGAAGGTTTAGAAAGTTTGTTCCAAAACTACCTCACTCCTGAACAATTACAGTCATATCTCCCACAAGAAGGTCAGTACGTTACTCCTGAGCAATTAGCTGAAGCTACCGCTAATGACTACGATTCTGTTATTCAAGGTTTAACAGATCAATTAGGTGAACTTGAAACTAAGTATCAAGACGTACAATCTCAATACGAAGCTGACGCAGTTAACCAGCAAATACAAGATACGAAAGAAGAGTTAAATAACTATTTTGCAGCCGCTTCACCTAGCGGCCCAAGAACAGGGTCTACTTCACAATTTGATTCTGGTACTTCGTTCCTTCCAGGAGGTAGCCCGATGGCCAGTCTTATCGGTAGCCAGCGAGAAGGGCAAGGTCAAGATGCATTTACGTCGTATTTAAAAACATTTACTCCGAGTTATGGCGATTACAACAGACCGTTTAGCCCTGAAGAATATGACGAAAGAAACCAACCGTTTACCGGCGGTATGTATAACAACCCGTTTACCGGCGGTATGTCCTACAATCCTGAGAAAAGAAGTATGGGCGGTCAAGTATCAAACGGTATAATGGATCTCACTGATTTCGATACAAACGTACAACCGTTTCAAAACGCCTTTCGGCCTAACGTACCAAGGAACTAATAATGGCTATACCAATGAATGAAATGCCGAATCGCTTAGACCAAATACGAGCTGATGCTGAAAGAGCAGCTCCCCCCTTGCCCCCTGCCGGTGGTACTCCAACACCTCCTCCCGCCGGTAGGGGAGCACCTATGCCGCCGATGCCTCCCGCTGGTGGTGGTACGCCGATGCCTCCGCCTCCTATGGCTGACGCTCCTGCTCCAGAAGAAGATCGCCTAGCTGAACTAATGGGCGGTATGGATGAAGAGCCGATGATGCCAGAAGAAGATCCGATGGCGGATGTAAAGCCTCAAGACCTTGCAGTAGGTATCGCGCAATCTGCGCTAGATATTTCTGATTCTCCTGAAGAAGCGTTAGCGGCTGTAGAAGCAGCGGCTGCAGAGCTACGGAACTTGTTAGCTTAACCAGTTTTCCCACTTTTCATCGCCTAAGACTTCTTGGGCGAGGTCAAGTTTGTTACGCAACGCTGTTACGATCTTTTCGTCTACCGTATCTTTGGCTACGAGGTCAACGTAAGTTACGTTGTTCTTTTGTCCAATACGGTGCGCTCTATCTTCTGATTGCAATCTCTTTTCTAAGTCGAAGTTGTTCGAGTAGTAGATTACGTTTTGCGCTTCGGTAAGCGTGATACCGTACCCACCTGTTTGCGTATTACCTACGAAAAACCTGAGCGGCGAATCGGGGTTCTGGAAATCTTTAATAACTCGTTCACGTTCATCGGGGCTTGTATCCCCGAAGTATGCAGCTACCGAATCAGCTCCGAACAGTCCTTGTAATGTCTCAACGATTTCTAAAATATTTTGGCGGTAGTTTGCCCAGATAATCACCTTACCCTGCATCTCACCGATAACTTCAATAAGTTCGTCGATACGATTGCTATCTACGGGAGTTTCTACGCCGTCATCGCTTTTTACATGACCGCATATAATCTGGTGTAACCTGAGCAGCTGAGTGAGTACATTCGTAACACTCACCATTTCTTGATTTTCAAGTTCCGTTATCGCCAGTTCTTTTAATTCAGCGTATAGTTTCTTTTGTTGCGCGGTCAGGGTTACTTCTCTCCGGATATACAGTTTTTCCGGTAGGTCGAGGCAGTCGTTTTTAAGTACCCTATAAGAGAACGTATCTAGCTTAGACGTTAGTTCGTCTAGGTTCCTATACCCTACTACCTGTTTAACGGTACGGCCCCCGAAATAGCGATTTACGACCTCTCCGAAGTGGTTCTGGAAAGAGTAGAACGAGCTGTACCCGAGTAGGCTTGTTCCAAGCACCTCAGTTTGGCTGTATAAGTCCAGCGGTGATTGGGTTATTGGTGAGCCAGTCAAGATCCTACGGAACTTGGTATTCTTTGCCAGCTTCGTAATAGCCTTGGTTCGCGAGGCTTTCGGGTTTTTAATCGTCGTGGATTCGTCAACCGCGAACAGCACTTGATGACCGAGGATAAAGTTCTCAGTAAATTTGACACCCTTAGCTGTACTAAACGCTTCGACGTTAATAACGAAGATTTTGAGTTTATCTTCGCCTACGTCGAATAGTTTTATCAGATCAGCTTTTTCTTGTTTACGAGGGGCAGGAGACCATACCGCGACATGCCGGTCGATATATTCCGGCATATGGTCAGGTATCTCTTTCGTAGACCAGTTTTTGTATACGCCTTTTGGCGCGACGATAACGGCTGCGTTGATCGCACCTTTACCGTACAAAATACCTATGGTGTCGATAAGGACTTTCGATTTACCTGTTCCCATTTCCATAAAGAAGCCGTAATGAGGCTTGTTCCATGAACGGGTTAACGCCGTCTTTTGATGCGCAAACGGTTGCGTTTTGAATTCGTACTTCAAAGCTGTTCCTTTCTAAGTTCTATAAGTAAGTATATAGAAATAGAATAATAAAGAAATGAATTTCTGAATTCGTAGGAAGCCTGTAATAGATATAATATATTCTATTAGTTTTACTCTCTCACAGTTTCCTATGTAAAAACAGTAACTTAGACTCTAATCTATTACTTCTATTACTCTATTAGACGTTTCTGTTAATTTTTTTATAAAAAATTTTATTTTAGATATAGGTAATACAGGAAATAGGGGTTTACTTCCGAAAAGGCGCTAAGGTAAGGTATAGCCCTATAAAGGAGAAATTAGAAATGACAGTTTATATTGTCCAAGACGTTCCTGGAAGGAACTTCGTCCCTGCAGCTAAGTACGGGGAACTCGTTTCGCTACTCCCAGCGAAAACGAACCTGATGCTTACAACGGGGCCAGAGGTAGCACGCCTCAAACGAAAGCTCATTGATTTCAATGACGACGATTACCTACTTCTTGTTGGTGACCCTGCCGCTATCGGTCTATGTTGCGCAGTAGCTGCGGCAATAAATGGCCGGTTTACGGTACTGAAATGGGATCGCCAAGAGATGACGTACTACCCCGTATCGTTCGATATTAGGGGTGGCTCACAAGAACTAGGAGAATTACATGTCTGATGAAAAAGATACACCGTTATCCTTCGAGGAATTAACAGGTGCAGCTTCGCAAGAAGAATGGAACGAATCGACACTCGATAGCGAGTTCGCAAAGATCAGTGCTACTGCAACAAAAATGCAGGAACTGCAAAAAACGATAGCATCTTTAGAAGATGACCTAAAGCAAGCCAAAGAAGTCCTCCGCGTTGTAGAAGAACAGGAGCTACCCGAGGCGATGCAAGCGGCGAATCTTAAAGAGATTAAACTAACAAACGGTGCCAAAGTCACGATTAACGAGTTCTATAAAGGGTATATCTCGGAAAAGAACCGCGAAAAAGCGCACGCTTGGCTCCTCGCAAACAACCACGGCGGCATAATTAAGCACGAAGTCAACCTAAAGTTCGGTAAGGACGAAGGGGATAAAGCTGCAGACGCCGTAGCAAGTCTTCAACAGAAGGGGTTAGACCCAGCTGTTAAAGAGAGTGTTCATCCGCAAACGCTAAATGCATTTGTGAAAGAACAGATGACGAGCGGGAAAGACCTTCCTGCAGACCTATTCGGGATATTCGTCGGATCCCGCGCCAAACTAAAATAGAGGTAACTCATATGGCTGATAAGAAAGTTGCTGAGGCTTCGTCCTCAGATTTGATACCCTTCGATGACGATTTGTTATCGGCAGGTACTGGACTCGAAGAAGCGAGTGCAGATGATTACGCGATTCCGTTTTTGCGGATTCTACAATCAATGTCGCCACAGCTTAAAAAGAGCGACGGCAAATATATCCAAGGTGCCGAGGAAGGAAACTTTTTCAATACCGTTACCGAATCGGTATACGATGGCACTGAAGGCGTGATGATAATTCCTTGTGCCTACAAGAAAAAGTATATCGAATGGGTTACACGGGAAAACGGTGGCGGGTTCGTATCTGATGACCATGCAGCTTCGATTCTTAAAGAATGTAAGAAAGACGATAACGGTCGGTTTATTTGGACGAATGGCAACCAGATCGCAGAAACTGCAGAGTATTACTGTATCTTAGCGCAAGACGAAGATGCGCCAGAGCAGGTTTTGTTAAGCCTTACATCCTCGCAGCTTGGCTTTTCTCGACGTTGGAATACTATGCTGAACAACGCACGGGTAAATAACGCGAAAGGTGAAACGGTAGCTGCGCCGATGTTCTCTTATATGTACAACCTAAAGACGATTGCTCAATCGAATGACCAGTACAGCTGGATGGGACTATCTGTAGAAAAGAGTAGACCTACACCTATGCCACTGGCCATGGCTGCGCTCGACTTCATGAAAGCCGCACGTTCTGGTGCAGTAGAAGTTAGACAAGAGCAGGAAGGAGCAGCAGCCTCAGCTGAGGCAGAAGTAGTCGACGGAGACGATGTCCCGTTTTAGGTTTATAAGGGTGAGCAATGTCAATACACGAGCAGTTTGCCACCCGTTTCGTGGGGTTGAGACACGGCTATAGTGTCTTTACCCCGACGAAAGAAACACGGGAAGATGGCAAAGCGAAAGGGAAATATGTAACTATTTCACAAACGCTCAACCAGAAAGAGTTATTCGCTATCTGGGCAGAGCATATTAGAGGGGAAAGAAGTCTCGGTATCGTACCGATTGATGAGAATAATATGTGTTCGTGGGGGTCTATAGACATAGACGATTACCCGCTAGATCTCAAAGCGTTAGCTAAAAAGATCAAGAAGTTCAAGCTACCTATGGTCGTTACACGATCGAAGAGTGGCGGAGCGCATATCTTTATGTTTGTATTTGACCCAGTTCCTTGTTCTACGATGCAACGTAAACTGAGACAAATATCCGCAGCGATAGGCTTTGGTCAGTCTGAGGTATTTCCTAAACAGACTAAGCTCTTGTTAGCAAGAGGAGATAGAGGAAGTCCGTTACAGATGCCGTATTTTGGCGGCGAAGACTCTACTAGCTATGGGTTCGGTGCCACTGGCAACGTCCTTACGCCAACAGAGTTTTTGGATTACTGTGAAAGTATCGTCCTTACTGAAGAAGAACTGGATAAGCTCGAAGTCACGCCTATCTTAGAAGATATGGAATGGCTCGACCACTCACCGCCATGCCTAGAGCATTTGATTGCTCAAGGTTTCCCGAAAGGTATGCGTAACTCTGGGCTGTTTAACGTGGGAGTATTTCTGCGTAAAAAGTTTCCAGACGATTGGGAAGGTCGGCTAGAGCAGATAAACCACAAACACTTTAGCCCACCGTTGAGTGCGCAAGAAGTGTTGTCGGTAGCAAAGCAAGTTCAGAAAAAGGATTACTTCTATAAGTGTAACGACCAGCCGATAGCTGGCCATTGCAACAGCCCACTGTGCCGTACACGCAAGTTCGGTATCGGTGCGTCAGGAGGTACGCCTTTGTTTAGTAACTTGACTAAACAGAATAGTGATCCACCAATCTGGTTCTTAGATGTCGAAGGCGGCAGGCTAGAACTCGAGACGGAGGAGTTACTTAACCAGACTCGGTTCCAACGAAAGTGCATGGATAGCCTCAACATTATTCCGCCGAAAGTACGGGATAACGTATGGCGCACTATTATCCAACAGCTTCTCGATACGCTGACAATTATCGAAGTACCAAAAGATGCTTCGACAGAAGGTCACTTTAACGAGTTGTTAGAAACATTTTGTACCGAAAGACCGGCTAGGGAACGGGACGAGCTACTACTTGGTAAACCTTGGACAGATAAAAGCAGGACGTATTTCCGTTTAGCTGACCTAATGGACTTCTTACACCGTAAGAATTTCAGGGATTACCCTCGTAATAAGCTAACCGCCAAGCTCAAGAATATGGGCGGCGATTCGCATTTCTTTAACATCAAGGGCAAGGGCGCTAACGTCTGGCATATACCAGAGTTCCAAGCGCAAAACGAATCCCATTCGTTGCCTGAGTTCAACGACTCACCCTTGTAATGTTAAAATCGAATGCACAAATAATCCTTGGGCCTCCAGGAACAGGGAAAACGAGCACACTACTAGGGCTATTAGAAGAAGAATTAGATCGGGGGACTTGCCCAGAAGACATTGGGTTCTTCACCTTTACCAAACAAGCGGTACAGGAAGGCAAGACTAGGGCGATGTCAAGGTTTGCGATAACGAATGGACAGTTACCGTATTTTAGAACCTTACATTCTCTTTGCTTTTTCCAGTTAGGGCTGTCGAAAGATAGCGTCATGAGTTCGAGAGATATTGGTGATTTAAACCAGAAGTTGAACTTGCGTCTAACTGGCTCTATTAGTTCCGAAGAAGGACATATCTCGAGCATCTCTAAAGATGACCGATTATTGTTCATAGAAAACCTTGCTCGAATGAGACAGGTAAATTTAGAAACCCAGTGGCACGATTCTGATGACGTGGTGGGTTGGTTTGAACTAGAGCGGTTCGCGAACGGATTACGACTGTTTAAGGATGACAGACTGCTTATCGACTATACCGATATGTTGCAACTGTTTTTAGATCGAGGTCGTGCTCCGAAGTTAGATGTAATGTTCGTAGACGAAGCTCAAGACTTATCGCCGTTACAGTGGGCGGTAGTTCGTAAGTTATGTGAATCAGCGGATCGTATTTATATCGCAGGCGATGATGATCAAGCGATCTATCGTTGGGCGGGTGCCGACGTTGATTATCTAATTCGTAATTCAAAAGACGCGATGATTTTAAAACAGTCTTATCGCGTTCCATCTTCGATACATAAGCTCGCGCAAAACTGTATCGGGCAGGTTGTTTCGCGAGTACAGAAAAGCTGGAACCCTCGTAAAGAAGCTGGACACGTTTCGTGGGAACCGTCTTACGAAACGATCGACATGGAAAGCGGTGAGTGGTTAGTGCTTGCTAGGACAAACTACTTACTAAATGGGATCGAAGAACATTGCCGGTCAGAAGGCTGGTTCTATAAAAGTAAAAACCGCAACTCAGTTTCTGAGAAAAAAGTCAAGGCGGTGCGCGATTGGGAAACTCTGCGGCAGGGCGGTGAAATACCGATCGTAGATCTTACCAAAGTCTTAAATTATATGAAGATCCGCGTACCTATCTCCCTAGAGAGAAACGACTTTGATACTAATATCTCATTTGATCAGGCGCAGCAGTTCGTACCTGACCTTAAAAAAGAATATTGGTACGACTTGTTCGACGGAATCTCAGTTTCGGAACGCAGCTATATTCGTGCGATGCTTAGACGAGGAGAAAAAATAACTAAAGAACCACGGATCAAGCTATCGACCATTCACGCAGCTAAAGGAGGTGAAGCTGAAAACGTAATCTTGCTAACCGATATCTCGAACAGGATTTATAAATCGTACCAGTCAAACCCTGACGACGAGTCACGGGTGTTTTACGTTGGACTAACCCGAGCAAAGGAGAACTTGTTTTTAATTGAGCCGCAAACTCAAAAATACTTCCCGCTTTAGTGCTTTACTTTCAGGGGCGTCTAAGGTAAAGTAGTAAAACCTAGAAAGGAGAAATAAATGAATATCTTTGTAACTGACTCTTGTCCTGTACAAAGTGCGCGTGAACAATGTGATAAACACTGTGTGAAGATGGTTCTAGAATCTGCCCAGATGTTATCTACTGCGTGGCGCGTATTTAATAACGAATATGCAGAAAAAGAGAGCTTGTACAAACAAGCGCATCTAAACCACCCATGTAGTATCTGGGTTCGTGAAGAGCCAGAAAACTACATCTGGTTATATCGACACTTTTCGGAGTTGTGTAAAGAGTATACACACCGCTACGGTAAAGAACATAAGTCGTCGAGGCTTTTGTGGTCGCTGTTCTGGCTACCCTTCCCTGATTACCGAATACAACGCGCAAATAAAAATCCAGAGGGCTTTGCGTTAGCAATGCCTGATGAATATAAATCCGAAGATGTTTACGCTTCGTACCGCAACTACCTGATTGGCGAGAAATCTTATTTCGCTAAATGGGTAAAAGACCCTTCAAGAAAACCAACATGGTGGATTAGTTAATGGCCTCTATTAGAAAGACCCTTCAAGAAAACGCTAACGACAGCAAAAATACCCGCATGGATATTGCCAGCGGCAATATGCTAGGGAACTGGCGACCTGACGAAATTACGCATATGACGCGCTTCGATAAGTGTTCGTCACTTTGCATCGGAGAAGCGAAGTATCGCGACAGACCTATCGACGTGCTTGAAGCAGGGTGCGGAGAACTTTGGGTATTGCGTAACTTGTATAAAGCCTACACCGTAAAGAAGTCGGAC